GTGTTGACGTGCGGTAGGAACTCAAGCCGATGATGTCCCGCAAGAAGGTCGTTGTTGACTTTGATGTGCGCCACGATGCACCAATATGGTTCGTCGGGATAGGGGCTATCGAAGTACCCGATGTCCGCGATTTCTACTTCGTTGAGTTCCCACCCTTCCAGCACCTTCCCTATGTGCGAGGCGTAGTTCTTCCCCTCTTCCAAAAGACCGTAGAGCAGCGTGATGTGTGCGACCTTCCCGACAACCCATCCGTCGATCCAAAACCGTTCTTTGTTCTTGGCGTAATACAGCGCGACACCCGCACCGTCCGCCTCGATGGTGTACATGTTCGGCAATGGCTCAAGGTCAAGCATCACGCAACCGAGCTTATTCAGATTAATGCCGAGCCATTCGTACACTTGCTTGAATTGATGCGAGCTTAACTGTGCCATTTCGTCCTCCTTGGTAACATTGCCTGTGTTATTGTGCAGAAGTCGGGTTACTGTCCTTTTCATAAGGATACATCCTTGTTTTTGTGTCCCCCGAATAAGGTCACACCCTTGTTTAATGAGCCTATTAATGGCTCGGTGAACCTATTTCTTCGACGGCTTTGGGTTGGGTGCAGAAGATTTGATTTTCCGCTTGCGTGCCATCTTTTCACGCCAAATGCGTTCTTTCTCGGCCAGAAGCGCATCCCTGCCAAGCATACCAGCTAACGCCAATCCTGTTCGCGTATTCATCTTACCCCATTGTTTTAGGTCCGTCGTTTCTTGGGTGGTTTCTTGGATAGTCCCGGCGGTATTACTGGGTGAAAGTCCCGCTCGATTAAGGCCACCAAGAGCTTGATGTAAGCCTTCTCACAGTCTTTTTTGCAGAACTTCACGCCCGGAATGTCCGGGTCAATCGTCCACGCTCCGATCGCGAACTTGGAACACTCGGAGCACTTGGCTCGTTTCTTCTGCGAGTTCTTCTTACCTACAGTCATTTTGATCCACTCCCTACAACTGGCTGAATACGTCTGAATCACGTACCGTTATGCGTGAATTTGGACACTTTGTCCAGATTCTTGTCCGGATAATGTCCGAATTTGCTTCTCTCAATCTCACAATCGGACGTTTGAAGTCTCAATCTGTGATTTCAAGTTGTCCGGGATCTCCGGACTACCGGCTTGTGCCGTCATTTCAGCTATTAACTGACGCCGAGGCCGACACTGGCCGTTGCATTTTTTGCAACTGTCCGGGATTTCCGGTAGAGTCAAAAAAGATTGCGGCGTCAAAGAGCGTACCATCGGCGGCAATGAGCGCTCATGAACACTCATGCAGTTATCCCGCCGCAGGTCGCCCATCTGACGGTTGACTGGCCGCGAGACGCCGCAACCATTCCTTCCGTTGGGTGTCGTACTGGGGTTGCATCCAATAATGATACGCGCTGTCCATCGTTGGCATATCACCCGTGCAATGTTCGCTAAATTCATTGTCGGGGCATGGCATCCTATTATGAGTATTTTCACTAAGCGCGCTGAGCAAAAATCTCTCCTATGTAAATTTGCACTCACAGGTTAAATCTGCATCATATACTAAAGTAGCCATACGTTGCTTTTTCGCTCCGGTCACACACTTCCGTGCAGGTCTATCTCGGTGAAATCGTCCCCGTTCTCCGAGTGTCTCTTCGGGGTTATCTCAATCTTGACTACACCCAGGTCCGTTGGGTTGAGGTTCCTATCCACCACGTACGATCGCTTGCCGGGAACATAGCCCTTGAGGAACGAGCCGGTACGGGCTAGTAAGCACTTTCTATGAGACAGTCTAATAGTCTTATAACCGCCGCCGTTCAGTTTCAGGCGTGTAATGGTCGCTATGGACTTTTTATGATCGTGCCCCATCAAATACACGTCTGACTCGGCTTGTTCGCACATCTGCTGGACCGTGTTCAGGCTTCCCCCTACGAGTCTCGCCGCCCCCTTGCCGTGATACGCCCAAATGTCAATAGAACGACCATCGTTCCGCTTGGTATCGGGAGAAAGGACTAGGCGAATGAATGCGGTGCAACCAAGATATTTACAGCCCAACAATCGGCACAAATACTGGGTTGAGGTTGTCCCGTCCTCGAACTTGACAAAGTGATTCCCTTCAATCAGTCCGACGAGATGCCCGCGCATAAACCCTAGCTCTTTCGCAAGCCTCTCCGTCTGACTGCGGTAGAACTGTTCCAGGGTTTCTCCCGTTGAATCGTGGAGGTTGTCGTTGTTGAGGATCTTGCGCTCAGAACCACTTATGAGGTCGTCATAGTCGCCCATTCCGAGGAAGTAACAACGGGGCTTGTGTTTCGCCCATTCAAGGAACTCCTTCCACTTCTCAACGTGGCACAGGGGACTCGAACGGTGAATGTCGCCGAAGGGAATAAGATAAAGGGGTTCACCTTGCTTCTTGTATCTAATGGGATAACGGTGTATCTCAAAGATACCTCCGGTGTTCATACGCCTCCGGTTATTGTGATAGACTGTGAAGGAAAAATCTGCGCTTGACGAAAACGAACACACCCCAGAGCGCGAGCAAGAGAACGTACGTCCACGGTAGGTACTCACCGAACAAATGAAATCCACCTAGCGACATGGAAATCCAGCTTGACGTTGCGAGCGCGTTCCCTGAGAAGATCCAGTACGCGATATCTTCAAGGATTACCCACAATGGAATGTCCTGGAATCTGTCTAAACCGTACGCGAGTATCAGCATCAAGCCCGCCATTGGCAGATGCCAGTTGGCAACTAGGAGGCCAAACAGCGTTGGCGGGCCAAAGGTAACGTGTCCCCCTCCTTCTAGCAGTCCAAAGAGGACCGCAGAGAGAAGGAACAGACAGACGTTGCGAATGATGCGGGTCACTTCGGTTCAGTCTTGGCAACCTCGCCGTCAGAATTGGTAAACAGGTTCTTGGCAAGGTACGCGAGTCCAGCCGCTAGTCCTGTGGCTCCGGCTGCGCCGAGCTGTGCCAGTGTCGGAAGTGTTCCAGCGTCCAACAACGGAATGAGTGCCGTGCCAATGGCCGCGAGTGCCGCGACGATGAACCCCTTGAGTAGGTCTTGAAGATTGAGCTTGAGAAAGCTAGACATGATGCCCTCCTTGTTATTTGTCCTTTTTCTTGCTTAACTCCTTGCGGATTTCCTTCTGTTCGTCCCTTATCTCTCTGAGCAATTCCCTGATTGCGTCAAACTTCTCGTCGGACTTGGCTATGGCAACGGTGTGTACCTTTTGCTCGGCCATAAGTTCCTTTGCCTGAGTCTTGAGGCTGTCCACATCGGCATACATAAAGAACAAGGCGGGAATAGCCAACAAGCTAGCCGTAATGACCGCGGTGAGTACCTGCCTGACCCACCCGTTGAATACGCTCTGTTTTTTACCGCTCTCGTCTGCCATGTCCGCTCTCTCCTACTGTATGGCTACTGCAAAATTAACTTGACTCTGATTGAGACAGTCGTTAGTTTCCACTACTACGATTGGAGGCCGCTATGAAACCACTTCTCATTGCGTTCCTTGTCCTGTTCTCTGCGTGTGACAAGCCTACTGAACCCGATCCGCCAAGCCTGAGCGGGACGTGGAACTCGTCTATCACCGCTACGGGCTATTCCTCTCAACCGCCCCTCATTGTTATCCAGCAAGAACAGAACATCCAATTTAGACTCACCTTCTCGACCGGGACGTGGGAACTATACGGCACGGTTGATCCCACCACATTCAAACTCAAACTCACCGGAACCTCAGCCGAGTCTCGGTTGGCCTTTGAGGGGACAACCACATTCCTTTACAACCGTATCGACGGGACGCTATCCGTCAGGCCAAAGGACTATTTCGCGTTCACCCACTACGCGATGACCGCGACGAAGAACTAAGGTCTGCGCTGTAAACTCAAAAGCAGTTGTTGTAACGCCGCGATATCCGCCGGTGTCAGCGTTGGAACCTGTGTCGGCACTCCTGGCGGTAATCCGCCCGATTGAACGCTCATTGGCCCTTGTGGTTGAGTGCTACCAATTCTACCCATCTCAAACGGACCACCTGCTTGTTGGGGAAGCATCAATCTAGGCGGAGGTGGCGTAGGTGAATAATTCTGTGATGGGGCAAGGGCCGTCGCTACTCGTTGTTGCGCCTGAAGTCGGGGATCGGGTGTCTGTGGCAACGGTGGCTCAATACCGGTCTTGCCCAGTTTATTCATTGCCCGTGCAACCGATGGATTGGTCTTGTTACGGTAGTTGGCATACTTCTTACCAAATCCAACAATTCCTGCGGGTATAGTTGTTGCGGGTGCGTAGTGCAATCCCATCAACAACGCCTCAGTTGCCAGCGTTAACCCTAGCGGGGTTCTTCCACCCGCACCCGTAGCACCACCTACCTTTTCCGACCTTGTTATGTTGCGGGTAAAGACGTTCTCAGCGAACCGCAAAGCACCGTAGTCCTTGCGAAGTTCTTTCATCCCCTTTTCGCCAAACCGTTCTGCCGTGTCGAACATCACATCTCGCAACGCGTCCGCGGCTACAATCTTCGCGCCTATCATTGACCGCCTTACGGGGTCTGACATAATTTGATATTGGGCATCAGGCGACGCCTTGTAGAATGATTGTGCCTCTGCGTTAAATTCCTTAATGGTTTCGAGTACGCCCTTAAATGTGTCCTGTTTATTGAATGTCTCAGCAAACTGTTCAAGAGCGCGAACTGTAGCGGGATCGTGCTGACGCATCGTTTCGGTGATTGCGCCTCTAATCGCTCGCCTTGCTGACATTTTAGCAACAGGAACGTCACCTATGCGCTCAGTAATCGGGGCTAGGTAATCGTCAAACATCTTAGCTCGCGTCTGAGCTGTAACATCTGCCATCTGTCTAACTGCACCGGCTGAGTTAAGGGGATTCTCTTTCAGTTCGGGAGCAAGGTATTCCGCCGCCCGCCGCATATTATCGGTATAGTTTGTCTCACTCTTTGTTGGGGGAAGTTTCTGCTTGAGTGTTTCGATTGATTTCTCTGCTGTGGCAATGGCCTTGTACGGTTTCCGATATTCTACCGCATCCTTCACTCCCCGTACTGCCTTTGGAGCCATTACTGGCCCGACGATAGAACCTACCGTCTCGGTTAACTTAGGAACCTGCTCGCGAATGTCTTGAGCGTTCTCCGGGGTGGTTCCGAGATTATGCCCACCACCAGCAAGCTCTATTGCTCCACCAACAAGCCCTAATCCCGCTTGACCCAATTTCTTACCAACATATCCAGTGGCTTTCGGTATTGCTCCAAGTAAATCAAGCACCGCAGGTATTCCAACGTCCGTACCAAACCCACCGTGTTTCTGTGCTACTTGCCTAAGCGATTGATCTATACCTGACAGTGGAGAAAGAACCGCCTGTGCCGCGCCAGCTAGTTTCTGCGCCCCGCCAGCGACAAGGTTTCCCCTGTCCATCTTGGCTTGTCCGGTCTGAATGTCTACGCCCGCTGCTTGCCACGGCTCTGAAAAGTTCTGACCAATAGTGCGTTCCGGTGCAGTCTCGACGGGCGCACTCCGACTGCGGAGTTTCATCTTTGCCTTCGCAAGCAAAAGCAAGCGTTCTCTTTGTGGGTCTTGACCGTTCATTACTGCTCCCGAATGAATCGCTCTAATTCCTCATTGCTCATTTTGTCCAAGTCAGACTCATTGACAACCTTCTTCTGACCGCCGCCTTGTGTGCCGCCTGTGTATTTCGAGAAGTCAAAGCCCCGCGCGGATAGGATCTCTCGCGCCCGTGAACTCAATATGTCAAACCCCGGAGGCCACGCGATACCCGGTACGTTCTTCTGGCTTTCCAATGCCATAAGACGCGAGCCAAGAAGTTTGTCCGCCGTGTCAACCCACGCGTTGAACTGGGCGTCAGATAGGCCGTAGTTCAGCGTCTTGCCCCATTCCATAATCTCCTGATCGGTTGGTGAGGCTGTGCCTACGCCCGCCTTGAATGATGCCGCCATTTCTGACTTTACCGCATCACGGGCAAGATTGAACCGCGTTACGATCGGATTGCCAAGATTTTCCTTGATGTAGTTAGTGATAGTGTTTCCTGTTTGCCACGCGTTGTTCTTCAATTCATCTGCCGCGGCTTTCATGTCCTCAATATGTCCTACAACCATATTGAGTGACCGCGCAGACCGAGCAAGATTGCCAACCGTCGCGTCTTTCATCAAGGCTTTCGTTGCGTCAATCCATTTCTGATCGTAGGTCGGGTCAACACGGGTAACGAGTTTCATAATCCGTTCCCGGTTCGCACCGCGCATCGACGTGGCTTTGTTGGGATCGACGTTGCCCTTCCTGATACTGTCAACCAACGCTCTATCTCCAACAGGTAACGCCTTCAATAACGATTCCCCCCCAAGGTCGGGACGGAAATCTGCCGCGTTCAATGCCTGAGTTGTGGCCGATTCTTGCGTCCACGGCTCCCATCTTGGAGCCGAGCCGGGAAGTGGTTGGCGCGTAAGTTTGTTGATGTCTTGGACTTCTTTCAGCCTGACGCCGCCCTCGGTCTTGGTCTTTCCAGTCGGGATGGTATCAACTTGTTGCCCTGACGCCGCGGGTCCGCGCCTGTTCCGCTCAATCTGTGAACGAATCAAGTCCTGTTGCAATGGGTCAATCGGCCTTGACTGTGGCGGGACGCGTTCATTCATCGTGGTCGCGCCCGTCAAAGGATTTCTCTGAACTTCTTGCATCCCGCCCACACCGGGACTGACCATCTGCGTCGTTGGGGCGGTTGCCCTTGCACCCTCAACGTAGTTCTTTGCCATCGGATTTCCCGCGGCCATCTCCTGCAATAGCAGTGCCGGATCGGGCGTCTGAGACGGGGCTACGCTTGCCGTGCCCGCGCGTGGCATTACCGCGGGACCGCCTGATTGTTGGGGAACTACCGCAGGCGGTTGTGTCGGGGGAGCAATGTTAGCCTGTTGTGGGAACATCCCCTGAAACCCTTCCTCTGCCCGTTTCCTTTGCAGATACTGAGCGAGCGTTTTCATCAACTCGTCAAAGTTCGCAAGCGCGCCTCCCCTTGAACGGTCAAGATTGCCCTGCTTCATCTGCTCAATGTTGATTAAATCTCCGAGTGGCATATTACTTCCCTCCATACGTGCCGGGGAACAGTAACGACGCCCCAGACTTTGCCGCACCAAACAATCCGCCTAGAGCGTTCCAGAACTCATTAGGCTTGTTATTGGAATATAGTTGCCCCATCCCGGTATATTGCTGTCCCTGATTGAACAGGTTTTGCTGGTTCTGGAATGCCGCGTTAAGTTGGAACTGACGCGCTTGTTCTGCCGCGGACTGTGCTTGTCCTTGTTGGTTCGCGGCAAATTGACGTGAGGCTTCCGATGCTTGTTGGTTCTGGAAGTCCTGACCTATCCCAAATTGACGCGTTGATTCTGTGGCTCCCTGTTGGTTGAGAAAATTATTAATTTGCTGTTGCTTGTCACCTTGAGTCAACTGCTGAGACTGTAAGAGCGCGGAAAATAACTTCTGCTGATTGTCCGCCAGGGTTTTAGCCCTGTCAACTTCAAGGTTCCCCATCTGAGTAGCGAATGGAGCATACGCCTGAGACGCCACCGCAGAAGTGAACCCGGAAGGATTGACAAGTCCGCGTGATGCCGCCATTGCCGCTCCCCTGTTCGCTGCTTGGCTAGAGGCTGTGCCAGCCTGTCCAGAGAGATTTCCCCTCGCTGTGTCAAAGTAGGCGTTGGTCGCCTCTGGAGCGTAATACTTCGTCGGATCTTCGTACTGGAATCCCTTCAAGTCCTTTGGGATGGTAAAATCCGTAGGCGTTGAACTCAAGCCTGACTGTCCCTGTTGTTCAAGCGTGGCAAGTCGAGCCTTGTATGACTCTATTTCTTCCGGCGTTCCCGAATTGGTCTGTATCTTGAGTTTTAGAACTTGCATCATTGCATCGCGATTGGGGTCCACGCTGGATTGCGTCCCAGTGCCCGCCCCAAACTGAGTTGGTGTATAGCCCGTGCCAAACTGTGTCGGCGTATCATAGGAACTTGTCGCACCCTGATCGAGCAAGCCCTGTAACTGATTGATACGGCCCATAAACTCATAAGCCTGACCGGGATTGCTCTCGAATTGGCTTGGGTCGGCAAGCCTGCGTCTGTATTCGTCAATCTGTGCTTGAATACCAGCGCGCCAATCATCGCCCTGAGACGTTCCACCACCCACACCCTTATCTGCTGGCGTTTTGCTTGGGACAAATCCCTGCCTTCGCTTGTTTTTCTCTGCTTCCTCTCTTGCGGTGTCAGTATCACCCGGTTGGGGATCACCCGGACCTTTTGGGTTACCTGGATCTCTTATGTCGATGGGGGGATCATAGTTCGGGTTTTCCTTCCACGACTGATACCACTGCATCAAGTTACCCTGTGGGTTGGGACCGAACAAATCGTCAAGGTATGTTTTGGCCCGCGCCGCGTCGGTCCCGAACTGTCGCTGCACGGAACGATACACCCATTTCTCAAAATCATACCACGCCGGGTCCTCTCGCGGATCGCCATAAATGTCCCCGCCTTGTGGTGCAACCGGAGAACCCCCTTGCGGGTTATTGTTCTGCATCTCTTGGATATACCGCTCCACTAGCGGATTCCTCTTTGCGGGGTCACTCCACACGGAAGCAACGTCTATCCCCTGCTGTTGCAACCACTGAGCCACTTGTTGCGGTTGAACTCCGCCCCAGATCCAATCACTCCCTGCGTATGCCATACCTGCCCCTATTGTTTAATCAACGTCAAAGAAGAACCTGTTAGCCATTTCGTGTCAGACGCGTTTGCTACACGTTGCGCCCATTGGACGGTGAAACTTCCAGCCGTTCCAGCCGTTACCAATATGCCCTCCGCTTTTAATGGAACGGTGGTGAATATCGCACCCCACGAATTAACTGCCGGAGCAACTATGATGGGAGCCGCACCGTAGGCGATTACGCCATTGTAAAACGTGGACGAGTTTGTCGTTGGGACGAGGTACGTACACGCCCCGTTTGAACTTGCGGGCGCGGTGAACTGGAACTTGATTTCCGGCGTTGCATTGTTTGTCACACCCAACACATTGAGCGAGAAATGATATACCGAGTTCGCTTCAACGGGCAATGTCAAGTGATCGTCGTCCTGATATGTCGTGCTGTTGTTGACTGTCTCATCGGCGGTTTTGTAGGCAATCTTTACCTTGTTGAATGTGCTGGTTACATCCAAAGTCCCGGTTACACTGGAATTACCTGTTACGTCCACACCCTTATCGAATGAGAACTTTGGTGTACCGTTGTTGCTGACGATGGCGAAAGCTGTCGCACCCGTCCCTGATACTGTTTCGGTAACATAATTGTTAGCGTCATAGTCTAACCGTTTTTGCACGGTGGTAGAGCGGACGTGAAGTTTGGCGGATGCCGCCGCTCCAACCCCAATAGCCAGTCCCGTTGAGGTCAGCCTTGCTATTTCCGCCATCGTGGTTGACCCGCTCGGCGTAACTCGGAATCGTATGTCGGTTCCATTCGCGGTTGATGACCACAACTCGGTAGTTCTCATGTCTATTGCTACATTAAAATCGAAAGCGGAACCATCCCATCCCCAGCCACGAATAAGCGCGAGTTGCCTTCCAGAAGCTATAGCGGACGGTAACGCGAGTGTTCCATCTGCCGCATAATAATCGGACGCTGGAGAACTACCATAGGACCGATTAGAGATTATTGAGACACCCCCGTCAACCTCAACCGTCACCTTCCCAACTACCGTCGCCGTCCCAATGGAAAGTGTGTCGGTTATCGTTCTCGGATAGACGTTAGTTCCCGTCCGCGTCCATATCCCAATCGGAGTTAAACCGTTGACACCATACCAGTGAAGGACGCCGCCGAGCGAATAGAAGAACCCACCGCCAGCCGGGGCCGCGGTAGGAGCCTTGTACGCGTTGTCAAGGAATAATCCCCTATCCAGCCCTTGAAAATTCGGCTTGGTCCCGAATATGGCTATGTTCCCGTCCGTCCCTTGCGCCACTGGCGTAGAAGTCGGTTCCTTCGCCTGCAACTCCCTGATAGCTTTTTCCAGCGTTGCGATGTTCTCATACAAACGCGTAACGAGGAACCGCATTTCGTCCGGTGTCTCAGGGGTAGTATTTGCCGGGAATAATGGCATTAGAGTAGAGCCGCGTCGCCTTTCCTGGTCCTCAAGGTGTATTCAATCCCTAGTTCTTCGATTGTATAGGCAGTCCCTAGACTGGCCTTTGTCGCGTTCGTGTTGAACTCGAATCTGACCCGGGTACCGTTAATCAACGGGATGGGACGTTTGAACAACGGATTGGTCGTGGTCAAGGCTAGGTAGGGATTCGCCCCACCTACCGATACCGCCGTGCCGTCCACGTAAAGTTTCGCATCCAATGTCCCCGCGGGAGAACCAGCCTGACCAGAGACAGCCAGATACCAGGATTTCGGGCTGATAAGTTGTCCCTCGTCCACCACGTAGTCCCCTGTGTCAAAGTATGGCTTGATGGTCGTTGCGTTGTCCGCGGTGGCTGCTGAGTTGAAATAGAATGTATCGTCTGACGCGGACTTGACGAAAAAGACCGTCCCGTCTGAGCGTGTGTGAACCCACGTAATCGCATCCGCCCCTTGATGTCTCACCCAAACGAAAGCATCGTCCAAGGGCCTCTCGAAGAACATCTCATACCACACCGTCTTGTCGCTCATATTACAAGCGAGGTTGTAAGACTTGTTCGCCTCGTTGTACCATCCTAACCAAGAGGTCGGAGTTGTGGTAAACGCCCTGTAAGTCGTTAGCCAGTTCTTCGCGAGTGACTTCACCGACCCCCCATTCCAGAGATATACGTCATCGTTGGAGTTTGCCCAGACTATCCCGTAGGGAGTGGTGACTACCGAGTACGGCGCATCACAGCCTGAATACTTCTGTATCGGTACTTGCGTCCACGTAAGAGGATCGTCCGTGATGTTGATGTATGAGACTGAGCCGGTCTTGAATACAACGAGGTTGGACTCGTAGCCGAGAAGTTGAGTGATGTTGGAATCGTCGCCATAGCCGAGCGTGGTCTCGGAAAAGTCGCCTATATTGGGCAAGACATTAAACCGCGAAACACCATTACCGATAGTCGAGAATCGGATGGAGTTATCAAAATTCTTTGCAGCGATGGGATCGCGGTACTTTGCCACAAACAGCCGCCCGCTAACTAACGCGGAAAGCGCATAAATCGGTGTTGACGCGATTGAACTTCCACCATAGATTGTTGTCCCAACGTAAGTGAGAAGGTCTGATCCGCGACTTGCCCATTGCGCTCCCTTGATAGCCTTCGCCTTTATCCAGCAATTTCCTTGCGTAGCATCGTCAAGCGTCCATGTAAACCCCTCGCTTGCTGTCAGGTCAATACGATCAACGTAGAAATACCGCGACCAATCAACGCTTGTTTCAGTCGCACTCCCTGACGCCATAAAGAGATTGACATACCTTATTCTCTTGTCAAAATCCGGCGTGATTTTGAACGTAACGTCGATTCGTTCGTCCGTGGACACATCATCGTATATCGGTGCTGTGAGAATATCAGGCTCGGAAAGCAATCCGTCTATTGATTCACAAACGACAAGAACGAAATACCGGAAACCGCTTGGCAAGGGGTCTGTAAGCTCTGCAACATTGGCAATCGCACCAGCACCCATATTCACTTGTCCTATTTCCAAACTTTCGGTATATGTTCCCTGATAGGTAAACGTAGATGTTGCCGCATCTGGAAAAAATGTCGCATTGATATACCCGGACCAAAGCGGGTAATTACCACTGGCTTTTTTGTTGCTAAAAATGTAATTACTCCCCAGTTGTATGAGGTTGGGTTGAGTGTCAAAATCCGCCACGTAAGACGGATCCCAACGATCATGGGCATAACGAAGTAGAAACACTACGTTGCCTACCGCCCAATCCCCGTGTGATCCGTCGCCGTTGGGTTGTGCCGTCACAATCGTTTTGGATGAACCCGTATAATCTAAAATTGTTGCGCCTTCGTTCTTGGTGTCATTGTAAATATGCCATCCGTTGTAGTAATCGTTACTTGCGCTTCCCGCCGTAAGTGTATAGGTTATGAAGTCCCCCGATACTGTCGCGATGGTTGTATTGAGATATTCTCCCGTATCTACCCACGAATCTGTTGCCGTCGCGCTTTGTTTGAAAAATGGTTTCTGAAAAACATACTTCGACGCGCCCGATGTGGTCCCCGCCACAACGTCGATGTTGGTTGTTGTCGGATTTTCAGTCTGCGTTTTCCATTGGTTCTGAATCACCGTCAACGTTGTTCCCGCTACGTCCGTTATCGCGCTGGAAATGTCCGCCGTGTACCCCGTTCTCAGGCACATCTTGCCCGTCTTGGTATTCGGTACCACGTTGAGGCTGTCATCCACCGTCCCCAACGGACGATTAGACCTTGACGCCCTTGTATAGATGCCCTTGAAATCACTGAATTTGAATAGCGGGTATGGCATTTACGCTCCCGGTAATCCTGCGTTGATTTCCTTGTCCACAATCGCTTCTTTTGCAAGCGCGAGTTGAATCGTGTCCGGCTCCCCTTCTTCCATCTTGGCTACTGCATAGGCAAGGTCAAGGATCATAGGCCAGTAGGTCGAGGTTACCGCGATGTCCGAGCCATTAGGAGGTATGATGTAGCCATTGGTGCTTGCACCGTCCGCCGCCAGAGCCGAGGCGATGGTGAAGGCTGTCGAGCTGACATAAGCAACAATAAGCCGCGAGAACGGAGCGGCCGCGCTGTCTGTGCCTGCAAATGTCCCGCCTACGTGGGTAGAAAGTGTTCCCGTGAAATTGGTTATTGCCATCCCGGTAGCGGTAAAGGCGGTATCCGAAACAACCGCGGTGCTGGCCTGACCGTTCGTTATCGGGACGTGCCGCTTGATGTATCTTAGCGTGATGGAGTCTGACGCACCCGCACCCAAGACATACAGGGTTGAGTTGATTTCAGACCAGAGGGGGTTTGTTGCGCTCGCGGCAATAATCGTATTCCCACCCGTTCCCGCCCAGTTATACATGTCCTGTGGGATATATCTACACGGTAGGGACAGGGTGGAATCGTAAACATCCAGGATCTTGACTATCCCGTTGCCTGAGTTCCACGTCGAGAGTGCCTTGAAGTTCGTGGCTAAGGCTTGCGCTTCTGTGTTGGTAAACCCTTGCAAGGCATCCCAGTACTGAGAAGCATTGCCGCCGATCGACTCTAGTTTCGTCGCGGCAGATACCATTTTGTCAAGCCAACGGGCTACCGCGGTGTTAAGGTGTGCGTCCCGTTGTGCGCTTGACCACTTGTTACCATTGGTTGCCGCCGTTGCCGCGGGGTCGCCAATGTTCTTGGAATGACTGACACTTAATGAATCCCAGTTTGGAGTGCTAATGACGCACCTTCCCTTTCTGATATTCTCACTTGCATAATCTGAATAAACTGTTCGGGCATTTTCTCCTAGACATCATGATAAACAACGCCATACCCTGACGGCTTGGTTCTAAACCAAGAGTGCCGCACGCGGTCTAACTCCTGTGAGTACGCGACGCCAAGGCCAGCTGTCAACTCTTGCTTACCGACGTAAGGCGCGAGTTCCGTCGCTACCAGGTATTCAATGCACTTGTCCAGAATCGCGGGAGTCTCTGGGTCAACCGCTGTGGTTACATTCGTTGTCGGGATACCATAGTAGTACATGGTATAATTCCCGTCAGACAGAGCTGGATAGGTTGTTAACGTCCCGGCCCATCTCTTGTAAAACTCACCCGTTTGGAATCCCGTAGTCGGACTCTGACGGGTAATCGCATCGTAATCCTCAACGCTGACCTCTGTGGGTTGCCACGACGCGCTAGTACCCAAGACCAACTGTTTAATTTTGTAGAACCCCGACGGCTCCGACGCCGCGCCGCTTGTGAAAGCCAAGACTGCTGTGCTTTTCTCAAGGCAAAGCAATTCCTCGCAAAGCCGTCGCTGTGCATCGTCTATCTGTCCATAGACGTTGACATCAGCCAGCTTAAAATCCTTCACGCCGAGCAATAACTGAACCCGGTCTGCAATTCGGTCTGTGCGGTCCCCTGTTGCCATCGTGCCTCCAAATTAGATAAGCGGGGCACTTCGCAGCACCCCGCCCACTTGTTACCGGAAATACAACTCACGGATAACGACGTAGAACCGGAACAGGGTCGCCGTACCGTCTGTACCGGACTCGGCGGGGTTTTTGATCCCCGCATCCGCACCCAGATAGTTAAAGTAGAACCTGACCTTATCTGCGCCTTTTATCGTGGTTGACGCAAGCGCGTTATGGTTCACCCCGTCTGTCGTGGTGTCCGTAGCCGCTCCTGCGTCGTCAACGTGGATAACGCTGTCGAGAGCCGTCCACGCACCCAGATGATTCGCTTCGGTGTTACCAAGCTGATAGTACACGAGAACGCGTATGCTATCGTTGGAACGTCCGTAGCAAGAAATATCAAATGGTGCGCTTCTTCGCCCAGCCGTCATTTCCGACAGGTTGAGAAACTTCGTTGTGTCGTTCGCTGTTGAATCCTCGTATGCGGTTTTTGAATAGACAAGCCACGCCCGGTTGAATTGGGTCGTACCTTGTGCATAAGCCTCACCGACCAGCAACAGCGACAACGCAAGGAATGTGAATACAGCAAGCATCTTCTTCATGATGTCTCCTTGTGTTTTCGTTTATGAGCTGCGAGTCCGGCTTTTGATTTCTTGGTTTCACCGCAAGTCTCGCAAAGGAAAGTCTCTTTCGGTTTCTCCGGCACGGTAATCTCTACCGGTGGGACCTCCATAAACCATCCCCTGTGTTCGCGGTTTTCCAATAACCTCTTGCCTCGCTCGTCGCTGGTTTCGCCATCTGGCTCGAACACTGTGAACTCTGGATTGTTCTTGTCCGGTGAATCGCTCCAGTTGACCTTAATCCTCTTGTCTCTCGTATATCTCAGTCGCATTTTAGCCTCCTGTCAGTCAGCTAATTATGACCAGATCGCCGTGAAATTCGAGGCAACCGCCGGTGAATAACTGTACACGCAAATCGAGGACTGATTGGCAAACGTCGCGCCAGTTCCGTCATCAATTTGATAATCCGCACGCCTGTCACCGTAGATGAGTCCGCCACCGAACGCAATGATGTTCCCGTAATCGTCCTCTTTCCTTGTTTCCATGTACTCGGGAAGAGCAACGGCGCGGGCTATCGAGTTTGCGCCAATGAGCAGATTCATCCGAACGTCAGTGTTGTTGCCGATGTCCGTTGGGGCAGTTGCGGCCGCGACGGAAATTGCATCAGACGTAACGGTGAGTGATCCGTAGTTTGCACCAGTTGCGATGCTGTTGTGTTCCGTGACGTAGATCCCACCCCAACGACCCTTCGCACGCGAGAACATTGGGTTCTCTTTGTTTGAAGGAAGCGCGTGGATGTTCGCATCCTGATAGAGACTGTCCGCGCGGAGAGTCTTAAACCCGCGGGGATGGATAACGAACAGGTGTGTCTCTGAACCCTCGTACTTAATCGGATTGATGTTGTTCTCAATCGCGACGGTAGAGAGGATTTCGAGCAGTTCCGTGTCAACCACGTCGGCAGTCCCCAACCCTGAGTAAGCAGAGCGGTTCTTTCCGTAGACGTTGTTGAGCGGAAGTTTTTCGAGCAGGGTGGACGTTCCAATCTCACGAACGACGTTCGGGGAGTAACCCGAATAGAAGGCGAAAAACAGACCTTCGTCGAGGAACTTCGCGATTTCATTCGCAAGCAAGCCCTTTGCGACCTTCTTCAACTGGAAAGGCGAACGCTGTAACGTCTGCTTGCCCAGGATTGCGGTCGCATCGCGCCAGTGAGATACGTACACTTGCGTGTTGTAGAATGACATCGCCGTTTCCGAGTCAACGAGTTGGGTATTGCCCGTAACGCCCTCGTTGTAGAACGTCGATGTTGCGAGTTGACGAACCAGCGACATGGTGATCCTGTCGCCGGAATCTTTGCCCAACTGTGTCTTTTCCACAATCGGGAAGTTTGACATCTGGTCGTCCAGACTGCCTTCTCCACCCTTGTCTTTCCCAATGAGGTCTTTGAAAAACAGACCAGCTTGGGTTTGCTCATGGAGTAGAGTATCCCATACTTTCTTTACAGAATTGTATGCGGTAGTCGGAGCGTAACCATAAGTGTAGTAAGCCATAAGTCACTCCGTGTTTAGCGAGTTGATAGTGTGTTTTCAGCATCTTCAATCGCCTTCATCGTCTCGCCTTCACCGAACCGCTTGAAGGCCGCCTCTGCCCCGTATTTTCCTACGTGGGCTAAGATGTCCTCAACTTTCGCGGCTTGTGCCGGTGGAGATGATGCTGGCGTTTTCGTTTTCTGTGCTGTTTCGAGTTGTTTGTTTACCTCTTGCCTAGCCTTGCTGGTCGCGTCAGTCTGCACTTTGTCAAAGTTCCTGACACGGAGAGCTATCTCGTAAGGCGTAAGTTGACTGACTGCTTCCTGCCAAAACTCCTGTAACTTGTCGGGATCTTCGTCTGGAAACTTCGCCTTAAACGCCGCCCTCATGTTCTCGAACCTTGCTTGTTCTTGCACCTTCGCAATTTCCTGTTGGTACTGCATTCGAACCATTTCAACCTGTTGCTGTGTCTGTAGTGCCATGTCCTGCCGAAACTGAGCCTGTCCCTCTGGTGTATAGAGATCGTAAGCCTGTTGCGGCTGAGACTGCGGTTGAAATGCTTGCGGGTTTGCTTTGTACGCAAGATACTGCTGGTGCGCCTTCTGCAAGTACTGGGCATATTCCGGGTCGGTGTCGGCTTGATTCAGAATTGGTTCATACGGCTTGACTTTCTGATTCTTGCGCGTCATTTCACCAACTGCGTTTTTCCACCCCTTAACGACTTCGTCGATGTTCTTGAACGGTGTCTCTGCCAAGTACTTCGAGAAATCTTCTGCTGGTGCTTGGCTCGGCGGGGTTGCCGGAGTTGCACTTTGCACTGTTTCCGGTGCGGGTTCAGAGTCAGCCTTCGGGGGNTCACCTTGAATTTTCTGAAAACCGGCCAACTGGTTCTCAACTTCTTCAAGGTTCTCCGGTGTGACTTCTAGCTGTTGTTCTGGCATACATCCTCCTTGTGGGTGGGTACAAAAAAATAGCGGCTAGTCAGGATTCCCTTACTGAGATTGTCCTTACTAGCCGCTTGGTTTTACTGCTAAATTTACCTAGCTGCCTATGTCAATAGACGGTTACTTGGCGACGCCCTGCAACTGGACGCCCGTAACGACTTCCTTGTTCTTCACCCCTTCTTCTCTGGGGTGACCGAATCTCAACTCGTACTCTTTGTTGCCGTGAATCGTGGTCATTGTGAAACGGTAAGGAGCGTCGTTCGTCTCGAACTCAAATACTGGCTTGCCGTTTGCATCACTCACCAAGATTTTCATTAGTTCCTCACTCCGCCGACATTGAGCATTTCATCCCCCGGACCGGGTTTCTTCACGTTGGCCTGTGGCGGTCCGCCCGCCATCTGCGGAGGGACGCCAGCCATCTGTGCCATTTGTTCCACTTCCAGCGTGTCTTTGAGTGCCTCCATCTTGCCGGGGGAATCACTCGCCTTTATGATCGTTGACCACTTCACCGGCGCGCCGAGAGACTTCATATTCATCAAGTCCATATACCGGGCCTGTCTAGTCGTTGGATTGCCACTCACGTTGTCCAGAACAATGTCGTATCGTCCCACGGTGACATCGTTTATGGGCTTGCCATCTTCTCCGGGCTTATTCACCGTCACGGTCTTGGCTCCGTCCTCGACATTGACCAATCCCGCGCCCATCATCATCTTAGTTTTCTCGTCAATGACTCCGGGATGGAACTCACCCAATATCCTGACCTTGCGTTCCGACGTATAGAACTGCTGTATCAAGGCTACGATGAGTTGAGCAACGAGTTTGTGAGACTCCAGATAATGTTCAACCAACTCACCGATAACCGTCTCAGTCGGGGCTTGCAAGGCGTCTATTCCACGCCCGGACTTAACGCCTGACGGGACTTTCCCAAACGACGCATCGTTGATACCGGAGATTTCCTTCATCTCCTGAGTCGCGGCCATATCCATGTTGGCTAGTGCTGGAACGGCTTCAAGGTTGGAGTCGATTGTGCGGATGTTTTCCGGTGTCGGGGGTTTCTTCGTTACAACGATTTCACCCACTCCGCCCATTCGCTTACGGGCGTCCTCTATATCATCGAAAATGTCACCATAGGCAAAGTATGAGTTCTTCGCTGCGGTACCGAGGATGTGAATCAGTTGAGAATGTCTCTTGTTCTTCTCATCCTGCGGGTCGATCAGATCCTGGACAACACCCGTCTCAAAGTTGTTCGCAATGAAGGCTATCGTTGGAACGATGTCAAACTTGTTGTGAGCGTACGGACTCCAATCGTCCTCTAACATCACGGGACCGATGGAGTAAGAAAGCCTCACCTTGCGGATGGGCTTCTTGATGATCTTAAGTTCGATGCCCTGAGTAAGTGAAATCTCCTGCGCGGCTTTGAGTTCCTTGCCCTTGAGTTCGGTTTCCTTACGCGTACCGTCAGGAAGGACTACAAACGTCACCGATCGCCACATAAACTTCTGCTGCCTCAAGACAAGATACTTGCCCTGCTTCGGATCGTAAATGTCCGATTGGGATACCGTCTTGCCAAACGAATAATCAACGTCGTCCGCTACGGGAATCTTATCGTCACCCTCGGCGGTGGTCTTTAGTCCCTCAACGTCCTTTTTCTTGTCGGGCCAACGGGCTTGGATTTCCTCTTTGTCCATTGGAAGAACTTCGATAATCGCCTTCCGGTCGGAGAGGTCGTATTCCCGTCCTTTACCAACGACATACACGGAGGCGGGGTCCAAGTCCTTGATGGTGATTTCGCCCAACGGATCCAGTTCGTCTGACCACTCGACCTTCTGGAATCCCAACGCCCCGATAAGACAGTCCTTGAACGCTTTGAGTGCCTTCGTATTTCCCTTATTGATGTCCTTGACGTACTTTATCAGGTCGGTAATCGTCTCAGCTACGAGGGAATCAGCCGCATCGTCTCTCGGAAAGGCTTTCTGGTCAACCCTCATCTGGGAAATGATTCCATAGATGAGGTTGATGAACTTCTTGATTTCGTTGAAACTTATCGCGGGTTTTCCCTGGGCTTCCAGTTTGGAACGAACGTCACTGGGCCACTGACCGAGCTTGTCATCCACGCGATTGTTGTAGTACGCATAGAACTTCTCACGCAAGTCTCGCTCAACCTGTTCACGCGCAACCGCGCGATGGTACGCGTCAAGAATCTTTAAGGCTTCGTTTTCCATTATGCTGCCATCCAGTGATGTTCCGCTTCTGCCCCTTTGAACCGGGCAAGGACCGCCTTGTAGTCAAACTTGTTTTTCTTCTTCGTCAGGTTCGGCGTGTCATAAATATAGTTCAGCAAATACCGGCAAGCGTCTATCGCGTGATCATCCTTCTTCACGGGTTTCTCCAGTGAGTTCTGAGTCGCGCCCGGTTTCAAATCCTTCCACCGATATGTCTGAAACTCCGTTCTCAGGTTCACACAGTTACGCAAAATCCGCAACTGTGGTTGTCCGTTCTTGAGCTTGAGCATTTCCTGAACGTGGTTGATGCCAGCTCTGACATCATTGTTCGCTGGCGTACAGGCTATCCCATAGTCCATAAACTCGTCAATCACACTCCGGCCCGTGACGCCGTTACGATTCCGGCAAGAGGGGTCAATCAGCACAAGACGCGAATGAACATCCTTGTCCTTCGTCTTGATGATCTGGGCTATCTCACTTACGAGTTTCCCACTTGAGAAAAACTCGTCATAGACGTAAACCTCTCCCGTTGGGGCAACCGCACACCACAATACCGCGGTAGGATTCCTGTACCCGTGATCCATCCCCACAAAGCGGTACCAGTGTTCGGGGATCTTCGTATCGTTGGGAAGCACGAACGGTTCCTTGTCCTGAAATTCCTTATACACCAGACCTTCAAAGGTATCGAACGAGCCGTAGACATAACGCTTGACCCATTCTTCGGGATAGAGTTTTATCAGCGAGTCAACATATCCCGCGGGGAGATATTTGTTCGCGTCTGACGGTGCGTTGACGATAAAGTGGTCTTGGTCTGGCCCCATCACCCAGCGTTTCCACACCCAGTTATGCCCTTCAGGATTTCCCACTCCAAAGGCTGTGTGGCGAACGCCCTTGCGCCTCAATCTACCGACCAGACCAAGCCACATTTCTTCGGGACATTCCTCTACCTGGTCAATCCCAAACCACCCCAGGTTCATCGACTTCACTTTGTCAAACGACCCCTCCAAAGCCCTTCCCACGACGAGCGAACCGTTGACGTATTCCAGGCTGTGTTCGGCTTTGTTGTAGGCCTTAATGAGCGGCGAATCCTTAATCGGCATTTCCTTCCCCTCAACAATGACGGGAAAGTTGATGTATTCGTGCCACGTCGAATCTCTTAACTCCGGATAGGTCATTCTCCCGATGAGTCCAAAATTACCGGGATATTCAAGTGACAACTGATGCCCCTCAGCGCAGAAAGCTGTGGTTTTCCCATTACCATAACCCCCAAACAAAGCCCGGAACTTCGCCGCGCTCCGGTGAAATTCCGTCTGGTGTCTCTGGGGATTATATTTCAGGATTATCGGCGTCATTGTCTGAGAAGTTCCACCGTCTTTTTACATTCTGCGCAGTACGCGAACGACTTTACATAACTCTTTGGGTGCGGGAACGCGTCCTTGATAAAATGCCCGCAAGATCCTTGACTACCGCTAGCAAGTTCGTGCAAATAAATCGTCATCGCTGGCTTGAGCTGGCCCGCGTGGTCGGCCTTCTGGTAGTAATGGACGTTGGACCGTCTATGTGTCGGTTGAACATGGTCTGAGTCGATGAGGCTCATAATTTCGGGACCCACCAAAGTATCGAAGATCCGTTCTTCCCGCAGAGTGTAAATTTACCCGCCGTGTTTTTCCTCACCGATACCGTGGTATCCGCGTACTGATTGGCGTCCACCCCGACATAAGAAGCGACTACAATCCCCGTGGCAATCGTAAAGTTCGCGAGCGTCACCTGGATACTGTCATCCACGGTTATCGCCGCCGTCCCAAAGGTGACGTTGAGTTCAGAACGGTTGAGCTTGACGTTGGCGGTGTCTTGCGCGAGCGTAGCCTTGGCTGCAATCTGATTTTTCTTGTAAGTCGTGTCCGCAGCAAAAGCCGTCCGGCTCACATACCCCGGCTGGTTCAGAGTGTCCTCCGCGGCCACCATTTTATCAAGCGAGTCCTGCACGGTCGTCCCTACCAGCGTCAGCTTGAACGCCGGTATCAACTGCGCCTCCGCCACCCCAAAGCCAAATACCATCAGTAATACAAGTAACCGTTTCATCTCATCCTCCTTATCGTAAAACTCCAGTTATGGTATATGGCGTTGTGCCGCTCCCAATCACCCATATCGTGTCCCTCGCTAACCTCGGTAAATAATGAGCCTCACCTGCCAAGATGAACAAACACTTGCCCCCATTCCTCGATGCAGCCAGCGTATCCGCCTTGTTCAAAGCCACGATCAACGTGTCGGTCGCTACGTCACGATTATAAATCGTGTAATCCTTCTCCGACCTGTCCCGTAACGGCACCGCTACCCACGCCGTCGTCGCACTCCCTACTTTCGTGAACGCCGCCGCTATCGGCTTTACCTGGCTCCATCCCAACACCGGAACCATTACCATCACCAAAAACCAGAATCGCTTCATCTTACCCTCCTGCCTGAACATTGTTAACTTCCGGATTCATCGCTATATATAACCGCGCTAAGTCCCTCGAAATCTGACTCGACTTCCGACCCAAAACCCCCTCAGCCCACTTCCTCGTCAACCTCGGCGCAATCTGGACATACGCCCGACATACCAACTCACCGTATTCCTCACCACTCAAGACTTCCTTGCTCCATAAATCTGAAAAGTGTTTTCCCGCCTTTTTCGGAGACTTCATTGGCCTTTTCACGAATTTCACACCCTACACTTTTCAAAAATATTGGCGATTTCAACGTGCCATTTCCCCACCACGCCAAGACAAAATCACTCCCATCCTGCCCGGTAGTGCGGGGATGGGAGTCACATACGACACCCGCCACCCCCTATGTCAACCCCTCCTACCCCCGTCTTGCCCCGGTCCTGTCCGGTCTAACCCTCGCCCCGACTATGACTTACTGACATTATGCTGGCTTACATAACATCACTTATAACCATTGCTAGCATCTTGTCATACATCCTCGTATGTGGCAGCCCTGATACCGTCCTGTGCTACCTCTACCTGGCTCAACTCATCCTTTGACAAGTCCCGCCTAACCCCTGATACCAGGCTCACTTGGGTGATGGTGCCTCCGTGCGTTAACTGATCGCCCCATTTCTCACGCCTGTAAGCCTTTAGGATGGGAAATATATACCCAGCCCCACCCCTCTCTAGCGAAAAAGCGACGATGTGCTTCTCCAGCTCATCAATCTTAGCTTGCTCGATCTCATCCCATTTGTCAGCGAATGTTGGGTCTTTGGTACGCCAATAAAAGGCAGTCCTACGATCTATACCAATTTGTTTAGCCGCCTTTGCAATGTTGGGCCAATGATCGGGAAGGATAGCGAGGAAAATATCTTTGTGTTTAGCCTGTTCCTCGATGATTCCCTCGGTCCCTTTAATCAGGTTAGCCAGACTATTAGGGTTGGTTTGTGTTCTCGCCGCGATTGGCTGCTGATTAGTTGACGGGGTTTGCTCTATGTTTGCCGGTTGGCTCAATTCACGCCTATTCTGTAAAGAGTTACTGTGTGCTGGTTTCGGGGGTCTTGCTCAGTGGGTTGCTCGGTGGGTTGCTCCGCGTCTCTCTTAGCTCTGTTGTACGCGCTGATGCCTAGCCCTAAGTATACACCTATGGCGAGGCCGTAAATATGAGCTAGTGTGATGTAGAGGGCGTCCGTTACTGTCCCATCCCTATTCAAGCAAGGTAAACTTTTGCGACTGTGCCGGTTAGCTCAGAGCACTTCACCGGCCAGTTGATCTTTATGCCGCTAGTATTAAGATAGCGTGCGAAATGGCGTTTGTCAAGAACTATTTTGTAAATCTTTCATTCTGTTCAGGTCAGAATATGAGGGCTATATTCATTCGAGAATCAATCAAGTTTACATAATCATTCTCATATCGGTACGCGTTTCGTTAATACTTCTCACTGTGATGCACGTCGCTACTCGGTAATATTTTCAAAGGCTAATGATTTGCCCGTGCTCTCTCTGTGGCACAGATAATGCAATACCATATCTAGTCAACGAAATACCTCACTATCAGAGCGGGGCCAGCTCTCTAAAGTCGGCGAAAAGATCATGACGAAAATAGAACGAATGTCCCAATTGTTTGACGGCCTTTCACGGGCTGGTTTTAGCTATTCAGAGGCACAAGCCCTGAGACGTATCGAAATGACCCTGCATAGATGGGCAGAACACGAGTGCAACGGGGAAATTGAGCGAGATGAGACAACGGGCAAAGCGTATGCCGTTTCAATGGCTTACGTCAACGGCACTGGCGATTATAACCGCTGGCCGACCGCAGACAGGGAAACCGGAGCACTTGCACGCCTTGCCAAGATCATGGCAAAACATCCCAAATTCGTGGCGTATAATCAGTCAGACCCACGGGGGTGTGCGCTGTATATCGTCCGCAAGTCAGATATACCTAAAGACGGTAAACTTGAATCCTACTACACACGCGGCATTGCAGTCTGTGTATAGCCCTTCCCCCGTCTCCGCCCGAAAAAAGATCAGGGAGCACAATGGAACGAAGTATCTCACCATCTGCGAAAACAACCATCGCCCAAGCGGTGAGAATAAGCGCGTCACGATCCGAGTACACGGCGAGACAGCACCGGAGTTTTCGAAAGCGATTCGAGACGCCGTCAGCGCGATGCTTGCCTGAGTAAACTAGAAAGGGAATGACCATGCGAATGAAAGCTAATACCGTTGTCGTGTCTTTCCGCCTGCCCCGGCCATTGATTGACAGGCTCAAGGGCACAGTGAGAGCGAATAAGCCAGCGATCAAGGACATGACCCATGCCGCAGAAATAGCTATAACGGACTGGGTTGAGCGGAATGAAAAGAAATAGTGGGCACGAATTGTACTGAAGGCGCGCTGTCAATGACGGCGCGCTTTGAGTATGAACCGAATAAGTGGAACCCAAACGGGCGATAGCATCACCACGAATACGACCACCAACATTACGCTTTCCTCATCCATTGAGTGCCCTCATTATCGCGTGTACTGACTTCTCTAAGGTGAATAACCCTGCCGTCTCTACCGCGTTGCTACTGAGCTTACCCATGTCACTCATAAGCATCTCGTGTACCTTCGTTGCCCACCTCTCCGCGTCCAAAGGCAGGACATAGCCATTTAACCTGTGCCACACCATCTCATTCGCACACGCCGCGTTTTCGCACGTTATGACCGGGACGCCAGAGGCCAGGGCCTCGCCTGCAACTTGGCCCCATAGCTCACACCGCGTCGGCATTAACAGGATCTGTGAGAGACGGTAGAAATATGGCATTTGGTCGTAGTCAACCTTGTGGACCACCCTCAGACTTACCTCAGAATTGACCAACCTTTTGAACTCAGGGTATAGCGGACCATCCCCAATGATTAAGGCTGAGGTGTGCCTAACGATGGAAAGACGGTTCAAGACTTCCGCTACGAATAGGGGCATTTTCCGGTCAACAAATTGAGCCACATAAATAACGTCATAGAGTTTCGGCGTTATCTCTAGCGGATAGAATCTATGCGTGTCAATCGGGATATGGCTTACAACGGGATCTGCCCCGTACTCCCGATACAGACTTCGCCCCTTCTCACCAGCTACTATCACCGCGTCCGCGTGTCTAGCCATTAGACCCTTGAGCCATCGCTGACGGGGTGTGTAATGATCTTCCCACAACTTCCAGGAGTCAGACCATAGTATGACCCTCCGCCCGTGCATCTTCGCCCACAAGTAAGCAGCTTGACCCGTGAACCCATCACCGTAGATCATCACCACATCAGGGTTGAATAGTCCCGCCTGTCTGAATATGTCAGGATTGACATGGCGGAATCCCTCATCACCATACTTCACGATATGCCTTTTGAGGAAGATAGAATTGTGCCCGAAATCCGTGGAGTGCCACGGTCTATTTTCCTCGCGGCGCGTGGAATATATCACAAGGAAATTCCCTTGACCTAACTTAGAGGCCAATAGGTCATAGGTGTCTAGCCTGTAGGGATAGGGCTGATTGGCGATGAGGGCTAGTTTCATTTCTTGCGCCCACCTTGGTTTTCTTCTAAAATTACCAAAAGAAACACCGTTACCAGAACCGCGGCAAGGCAAATGCCCATACCCATTTTATTTCCCCTTCCTGATTATCCTCCACATCCTGACCATCGCATACCCCCATACCCTCACTAGGTTTGGGATCTTCCACAAAAGCGGCGCACACATCAATACGTACACTGAATAGTAAATTGGATTATGCACACACTTGATACTGAACAGTTCCCGGATTGTCTCTGGCTCTGTGATGCCCGTCCGCGTCTCGTCCACGGTCAACTCAAGGTCAAACGGTGCGAATGGCTCTAGCCTCTTGAGTGCCTTGCACGTCCACGCGTAATCTGAACAATAATGAGGCAAGAGCCACTTGTGAAACTTGACTCTCTCAAAATCTGACCACATCATAAACACGGCACGATTGGACAGCGCATTGGGGATGAGGGAATTGACCGTTGAGATTGCCCCAAACTGACGCGTGAATATCCACTCCCACAAGACTCGCTTACCATCTCCCGCCCAGTGAACTATCCGCCCCGGCTTGCAATGCTTGACGGCCGTCTCAATGAAGTCCGGGCCAAAGGTCGTATCGTTGTTCATCACTCCCACGATGTCCCCCGGCCTAGCTAGTCTCGCAATATACCTCTGTCCCGCCTGGAGTGACCCCGCCCAATAGTTCCCGCTTGATACGCGGATGCACTCATAGTAACAGCCCGGAGCCGTAGCCTCGCAAGTCCCGCAGTCCTTCGTCCCGCTATCCACCCAGACTATCATCCACGGCTTGACGGTCTGGGCGCGTAGGCACTTGATGAACTCACTCACGTTCTCGTTATGAATCGGGAGAATGAGAAAGGTCATTTCTTAGTATTCCTCATTAACTGACGCCATTGCGGGTTGATTGTGCTGGAATAGTCATACTCGCTTGGCGCGATGTATCTCAGGTCAATCCACATAAACACAACTGAGAACGCAAACCCAGCTACGACCCACCACCAAGATATGCCAGAGTCCCGGACAAACAAGTAGACGATCATCAGGAAGTTCATCCCGGCGGCGTAGTTCTTCCAGCGTTCAAAAACGAACTTGACTTTACCGATGGTCATTCAGCCACCTTCGGTACTTGTTGCAGTGGCGGGCAATGATTAACAATCGTCCCGCCCATCCTCTCGTGATATACCGGGGTGCAACCGATATACAGCTCCCTCGTCCGCGGACTATCCGGCGCAAAGTGCAGAGTATTGAACGCCCGTATATCTTCTGCGCTATACTTCCCCTTGTAAATCGACTCAGGGAGTATCATTGGGGATTCAATCTCATTCACCGATATGTTGATATGCTTGAGCCTGATATCCTGTACGTGCCTCACAAACTCATCCTTAATGTCCGTGTGATGGAATGTAGCCCATACGTTGAATCTCTTGGACGGCTTACACCGGATTATCTCAGAGACGTTCTTGAGGTTGGAATAGATCCTCACATCCGTTCCCCTATCTGTCAGGTAATTAACTATCTTGTGCATACCGAGATGGAACGATGGCTCACCCCCGGAAATACAGACATAGGAGATCCACTCAGGGTATTCGGTCCCTAGAAACTCAACCCATTCCTCGGCGGTGCATTCCTCATACTTCTGCACCTTACCCTCTGTAAACATGGGGCAATATCCACAGTGAAGATTGCACTTCGTTGTGAGTATCAACGTGAACCACGCGCCACGTGTGTACTTCCCGCCCCGACGTGGATTAACCAATAGCTTATTGAATAAACTACTCATACCGCTCTCTCCTTTAGTTCGTGAATGATCGCCGCCACTCCCAAAACAATGCAACCGGGGGCTAGAAAGTGTAAGATTGCCAAGAACAAATCCGGCGGAACGCGAAAATACAGCCCCGGCCCGTCACCATAGAGGAATACGTTGAGCAAGCCAAGCACAACGACAAGTAATACCTTCCTCATTTCTTCTCTCCCTCTTTGGGATAGGAAAATAACTCCATTTGCCTTAAACGGTTGCGTTGTTCGCGATTCAAAAGATTTCTCCGTCTACCGTGGGGAAATCTTTTGGCCATTCACCAATAAATTCAGATTTAAACCGTTTCAAGTCATTATCAGCAGCACAGAATTGACTTTTTCGTTCGTTGTGTTCCGGTTCCCAACTTCTGACATTCCCAACCATCCCGATTGTCTCCTTGATCTTCTCCAGCAGCTCCACGCCTTTTGCCCCGTCCAATCCATCCTCGTCATACACGGCGTTGCAAATGGCGTCGTAGCAAGAATCCAGAAGCGCGGTCAACAAGTCGATTCGCGCGACCAACTGGTTTTCCCTCTGGCCCCATTGTAAACTCGCACTTCTCATTTCTTCGGCCAGCTCTTTCATTNCCCCCCCCCCTATCTTGTGAGTTGCAATTTTTTTGCCTCTATCCGATCCTTTATCGCCTCTTCGATCTCTTCAAGACAGTCAATGTAATCGTCATCGTTTAACTGTTCTGTGCGGCGACTGATTTCTTCCAACAAGTCTCCAGCAACTACGTAGCCCCTTTTCGCCTTTGCCATAAATCCTCCTGATTAAATGCGTTCACCCACAGCCCGCAGTATCTCTTTCGCAACCAATAATCCGTTGATATAACTCTGCGTCGTCAACGCCCTAACCACATCCTTCCTCTTTGCGGCCTCGCGGCGTTGCCTAACTCCATCGCGAATTGCCAAATTAAGGGCTTTGCGAAGCTCAAATCGTAGTTGCTTTGCCGTCATCTGTGGTTTAGTGTCTTGTAGGTGTCGCACCGTTATTCAGCCCTCCTTCGGTAATGTTATCGTTTCTCCCGCCCGCCCCATCGCGGCTTTGAGCACCGCCAATCCCCAACGCACTTCTTCAAGTTGATCTTGAGCCATCTTGATATTTCTAATGGTTGTTTCTCGGTAGCGTTCCTCTTCTGCGTTGGGATCGCCCAGAAAGGAAAGCGTTTTTATCAGATTCTTTTCCGCGAACTCAAGTGTTTCGATTGCATGCATTTTCTTTACCCTTTCCTGGTTTCGCGTAGCTTACGCACCGCTTCTTCTGGGGTTGGCAGATCGGTGAAATATCCGTCGATCTCCAGTGGGTTCCTTACGTCCTTCTCGAATAGCCACAAGAGACAGGCTGCGATTCCCGCCTCGTATGTCTTCCCAATGAATCGGTCTTGCTGACCGTCAACACATTCATCGAACAGCGCGTCGATTTCTTCGTCTGTCCTTTGGTTCACCCGGATTTCGTACGTCTTGTCTATGTCTGGGTGTTCCAATAACGCGTTGCAAAGCTCGCAAAGAAGTTGATGAGTGAATGTGCCCGCTTCGTGATTTTCAGCGCGATTGAGGATGTCTCTAACCTTTGTGATCTTCATTTTCCGTCCTCTTGGTAGTAAGGGGTGATCATGCCTTGTCCTCTTTACAGGTGAGGACGGACTTCGCAATATTTACAGCATCAAGGGCGGCAGCACGACTATAATCC